ATAGACACTTCCACGCTCTTGGATTGTAGTAATGACCTCATTTAACAGATCCTCAGTTTTTGTCATAATCAAATACCTGATCTGACTTCATTTTTCTAACGCGCTCTTGATGTTCTAAACTAGCACGCCATCCTTCATTACGACCAGTCCAATAGCCACTTTCGTAATGTTCATTATTTGTGTGCTTTATTGTCCACCATGCAACTGCCATACTTCCCGCAATTAATGACCACATGCCTAGTATTTCCATTTGTTGCTCCCGTTCCGCAAAACATTTGTTTGCGTTGGGATTAGTATGACTGGATTTACCGACAGCGCAATAGTCTTTTAGCGCGTGTTTTATAACGATTAGATAACGCCAATATCCTCAAAGTCATCGATATGGTCATCAATCGTGCGAACCCTATAGTCTGTTTCAAGCCCCATAACTCTTTCCAAGAGCTGTAAATGAGCCATCTTTATTAATAGGAATTAGGGTTGGAGTCATGTTTTTACCATTCCATTCGAGAATAGCGATACCCATCTGCCAATTGGCTAAGCCTTTCGTATAAGAGGCTTTTGCCTTGTTCATAAGGTTTCCTACCTCAATGCCATATAAAGGCCTGTAATGGCCTCCTAAGCCCTCAGAAAAGGCACTCATACCTAACTTATGGGTGTGGCCACAAACTACGCTCTTACCAGCCTTTCTGGCCAGATTTAGGGCAGTTATGCCAGCGTTGGGATTTGAGTTGCCTTCATCCCCATGAGCCAAGATCCAGCCCTTTTCAAATTCGTAGAATGATTTATGGAAAGTGATACCTAAAGACTCAAAGTCCATAAACTTGGCATATTGCAGCTCAGGCAAACTAATCAAGCCCGGCACTTTTAGTAATGTATTGTAAAGTCTATCTGTATGGTTTGATCTAACAATATGAGCTTCCTTAGCATTCTCAGTTAATGCCCAAAGGATTTCTTGAGTTGCTGTTCTATCATCATCAAGAGTTTGTTGGTAAGCAAGAGGGGTTTTCTCAGCCCAACGGCTAATTGTCTGAAAATCGATTTCATCGCCAACGCAGAGAACAGAATCAAACTTCTCTTTGCGTGCTAACTTAATGACATTTTTAACTGCTACTTCATGGTGGTATGGGATTTGTAAATCCGAGATAACCAAGTATCGCTTAATCTTCATCCTCATCGGGAGTAGGAATAGTTGGGATGATCCCTTTATCGCCTACGATCCAGTCAGGCATTGAATCAGGATTATCCATTAGATATAGTGCTACCGACTCTGAGAATCCAGCCTTACGAGCTGTCTTAAATATCTCATGTTTAACGATATACCATTGATCCAGTTTGCTTATTTCAGGAGTGTGGCGAACGCGACGACGATTAACTTTTTTCCTTTTAGGTTGTTTCCGTGTGTTCGCCATAGCAAAATTATCGCTTACTAATTAAAGTGAACAGATCATCAACACGCTGTTCTAGTCTAGTAATTTGATCTTTCATTGAACTGCCTGAGTTGGGCTTAAGTTCGCTTAAAAAGCTTTTAATAACCCATCGTAGAGCCAGCAATAAAGCGGTTGCGATACTTATAACGCCAACGCCAAATGCGACTAATTCGTTGGGTGTCATTTTTCTGAACCAACACCAAACTCACCCTCAGTCTTATCTAATGCTCTAGCTGCTGGCCCTGCAAGTGCTGCAATAACTACTGATACAGCTGGATCTAATCCAAGTTCATTACTTGCCAAGAATGTTAAGAATGAAACTAACACTCCACGAAAGTAGGACTTTAGGACTGCCTTTTGCTTATTGGTGATTTTCATTAGTTGCCTTTCAGTAGTGGAATGTCGAACTTGTCGCCATTTTGGTTTGGTTTAAAACTTACATGGATGTGCTTCTCATGGGAATTTAAGCCCTTATACGCGACCCATCGCCATAATGATTTCCTTGAGCATATTTTCCTGCTAAAAATTATGTAAGATATACGCTTATCTTTTTTTGCTGTGAGTCGAAGCTGATCTGCCAAAGCATGACTAATCCCTTGTTCGTCAGATAAGCCAGCGTCAATATCGATCGCGCATACCTCACCTGATGATCTTGGGTTATGGTCGGATTTCCTTGATTGATGCTTAAGATCACCGATCCATCCATCAGCCTTCCTGCTGCGATCCACGAAAGTATCATTTACTTGATCGCGTAAAGTATCAGCAGCTTTGGACAGCCAAGGTTTGTTACTCGACATCCTCAACAGGATTCTCTGCTAAGTATTTTAGATAATCCTGATAGTCAGAGTTATCATTACTTTCAGGGATTACTGCACCATCTGAGCGAACCAATGCAGTATTTCCCAAGCCTGATGTTACGATCTTATAAGTGTATTTTGTCATTTTATAACTCCGCACTTGCTGTATATTGAAATTTTAATTGATTACCAGTGCTAGTAGCACTATTATCTACAAACGATTGAAATCCATTCTGACTTGTGCCATCAAGGAAAATCGGTTGATTAGCGTTTGTAGCTCCATTCCTAATTGCTGTTGCAAGTCCTGCAACACCGGTTGCAGGGTTGTAAACTGTTAATGTAGTTGGACTGCGCATTATCGTTGGAAAAATCACATTAGGAAAAGATTTATATGAAACATTTGCATCAGGTGCAGCCATGATTGAACCTTGATTGGTTACAGTTCCTGGAGCATCTGTGTATTGATAAGACTTTTGGAAATAACGCTGGCAAGCAGCCACTTCGCCTCCAAATGTGCCACCTGCATATTCAAACGCTGTAGCCGTTGAACCTAATTCTAATTTAGATTCAGCAATATAAACAAAATCACCAAGTGTTGTATCTGTTACATCTGACCAGATAAACAAAATAATGTTTTGTGTGCTTGCAGTATCTACTGGAGCAGTTATTGAATAAGTGGCATAAGATGTTGTTAGGTTTAGATTTGCTGGCGTGTTCTCATAAGTAGCGTTAGCAATTAAAGTAGGGTTTGTGCCTTCTGCACCCCAAGCACTAATAATGTCGCTAGTTACTGTATCGGCTGTGCCTGACCAAGCCACAATGGCCGCTTTAACATTATCTAATTTAGTGGTAGCAGATACTTTAGCCTTAAAACTAAAAGTAACTGTATTGCCTACTAAACCGATAACATCTGCGTTTTCTATAATTGTTGCAATACCAAATTTTTTATTTACAGTTTCTACATCAAGGGCAATAGCAAACTCACCATTTGTGGGCACTGTAGTGGTGTCTTGGGTTACATCTATTGCATCATTACCATCGCTAAGAATATACCAGCGATCTAGCGTATAAGCATCGTCATTATTAGCACCACCAGTTGAAGTAAAAGATGTACCACGCTGAGCAACTGCAAAGCCACCATTGATTAAATAATTTTTATTAGTAGCTGATGGAAGGGTTGCCCAAGATGGCACCCCAGCAGCAACAGTTAAGATTTGACCAGTAGTGCCAATTCCTAATCTTGTGTTTGTGTTAGCACTTGAAGATCTATATTCAATATCACCAAGAGTTGTTGACGGATTTAGATTTTTAGTTGTTGTATCAATTGATGTGCCAAGAGCGCGGATTGCCGCTGCGCCGTCTTTGACTAGCGCGGTGTCATCTGGAGTTGTCCAGCTGTAGTTCGTGGTAGTTGCCATATTATCCTATCCTCAGGCTACGATTGTAGCGTATTCCCATGTCAAAGTGTTGTCTATTGTGTTCCAAGCCTCTGTGATTGGCACAGTATTCCAGCGCATCGCCACTTGGCTAAATGCGGTTGGTGAAACATTAATTGTCAAAAACAGTTCATTAAACCGAGTTGACCAAGACCATCCCTCAACATAACCCTCAAAAGATCCACCTGAGATCTGAGTTGGCAGGTTGTCAAGGAATACTGGCATCCCCATAAATACACCTAACAAAGCATTTCGATCTGAGTCATCAATCTCTGCGTTGGTTATTGGAAAAGTAATTGATTGAAATTTAGGTAAAGGATAAGCTCTTTGAGCAATATAACGATCAGCAATTTCTTGAGCATCAACCGAGCCTTGAACTCTTGAATTGATACTTTCGGCTTTATAACCATATAAAGCAATTGAATCGGCATCTGTAGCGGTTTGCTGTGAATTAAAGTTATTGCCATAATTAATATAAATATCGTTTCTAACATCACCCGAACGCATAACTGTTGAAAGGCCATTACCTAAAGCATGGCTTGCATCAAGATCAACATAACCATTGGCTAAGAGATAAATTTGTCTGTGGTCTGCATCTGCATAACCTATATTTCCTGCATTATCCTCATAAATGTAACCAAAAGCAGAATTAGCAATTTCTGAAACTACATTGTAAATGGTGTCAGTTACATTTGATTGAGCAGTCATTGTGTAAAGACCGGGTTGATCTATTTCTCCAAGTCCTATATTTACTGCGTTTTCCCAAGTTTCTGTTGCATTATAAGTTGCCCAAGTTGAAGCTGCTGGAACATCATTCCAAGATCCAAGCAATACGCTGGAAAGGATTTCATAGATTTGATCGCCATCCTCATTTTGAGAAATGTTACCATCCCAAATTTCTTTAGATATTCTTGCAAGTGTTCCCATAGCAATAATGCTGTATTGAATAACTGTGGCTATTGATCCAGTAGCACCAACTTCAACAGTTATATCAGTAATGTCGCCACCGAATAAACTTACATAAGTTCCTGATGTATCTTTGACCTGTAAGTCCAGACTGTCATTAATATCAAAAGGTAGTATTTGATTATTTAATGCAACTAAATTAATTTCAATATAAGATGGATTTGGTTGTGAATAAATATCATCACGACCAGACTCATGCAGAATATCGCTAATTGCTATGTCAGTGTAATCTACTCCACTGACAATTAGTTTCCAATCAGGATTCCATACTGTCATGGTTACTTCTTAACAGCTGCGCGTGAAAGGTATGGATTAGATCTAGCAGCACTTTGATTTATTGCTTTACTAACAGCTCTGGCTGCACCCTCACTGTCAATTGCTTTAACTGTAATATTTGTCACGCCTTGACCTGTTGTGTATGTGCCACTTGATTTTGGAACTGATGGAAGTGATGATTTACTCATACTTTGACCCGGAGCGCCTTTACCTGATACTGCTCCACCCGGCAAGGTTGGCGTGAATTCTTGATTTCCAACAGCTGCTAAACCAAGAGCGCCAAGACCAATAAGACCAAAACTAATTTTTGTTGCAGCTGCTGTAGCAATAGCAGCACCTTCAGCAGCAGCTTTTAATCCTAACATCGTTCCCGTTAAAACTTTAATTTCTGTTACGAATGCAGCAATTTTAGTTGCAACAAAAACAGTTGCAATTACTTGACCTAATATTATTAATTCATCTTTTATGCTAATTACAAATTCAATAGTTGATTTTAATTGCTGACCAAATTGATATGCGCTTTCAGTCGCTGCGGTAATTCCGGAATCAACAGAATTTTCTCCAGTTAATCCAGCAGCAAGAGCTTGGACATTTGGAACAACTGTTACTAATAAGTAATCAGCAAATTTTTTCATAATTGGTAGTAAGGCATTTCCAATTTCTTCTTTAGTTTCATTAAATGCTATTTCCAATTGCCTCATTTTGAATTCAGCGTTTGTGGCTTCATTTTTAATAAATCCTTTATAAGTTCCTGTAAGGATTTGCATGATTTCATCATGAGATTTAGTTCTTAAAGTAGCTGCATCAATACCTAAGCCAAGTTTACCTAAAGCAGTATTTTGCCCATCAAAACTTTTACCTAAAGCATTTGCTACTGTTTCAAGTGGTTTACCTGTAGCAACGCTAATCTCTTGAGCAAGGTTGAGCAATTTTTGGGCTTTTGTAACATCCTCAGTCGATCTAATTAATCGAGCGAATGCAGGTCTTAAAACATCATCAGTTGTAGCAGTTGCAATTGATTGTTTAGTTATAAAATCATCGACTGCCGCAATTTGTTGTTCAGTTGCACGAGTGCTAGATCTAATAGTTTGCTCTAAAGATTTGCGAGCCTTTTCGTCCTCGGCAGCAGCTTTGACAGCTGAAATAGCAAATGCTCCAGCAGCAGCTCCAGCAGCAGCAAAAGCCAAAGCTGCTTTCTTTCCAAACTCTGCAATCTTGTTTGAATTATTCTCAACGGCCTTATCGGCTTCGCCTAATTTCTTTTTTAAGTCATCAACATCGGCAAGGATTGATAATTTTAATGTGCGATTACCGGTAGCCATTAGACCCATTCCTTAATAATGCGAGTAAAACTTTCTTCCCACTTATTAATCAATTCAGGCTGAATTCTACGAAGGGTTGGATAAATGAACCATCCGCGAGATCCACGACCTTGCCGTCCAGAATATGTAGGGAACTGTTTGAATTTATTTGAACCAAACTCAACACCACCCCATAGGGTTTGCGTAGTAGCACCACCTGAAAACTTCTGTCTTGCAAAGCCGTAGCTAAACTCACCGATCTTGCTCGATTTAGAGATGCTAACGCCATCCGCGACTCTCTGCGCAACCTTACCACTCTTTGTTCTTTGTCCAGCTGCTTGTTTAATTTCTTGAGATGCAAAATACGCCAGAGCAGCAGATTGGCGGCGTGCCTCATCCGTAGCCTGATCGTCCATAAGTTTGAAAGCCTTGTAAATATCGCGCAGATCTTGTTTATCGTATGCAATTGCTTCACTTGCCATACCTCTGCTCCAATACTTCGATAGCTGTTAAAATGTCGTTTGCATCAACCCATTCACTCATTGGTATTTGTGTGGCAATTGCCAACTCAACCAATAATCTGCTTAGGCTTCCTGCTGGGTGGCTTTTGGGTTTGCATCACCGACTATTACATCGCTGATAGTTTCCATCCAAATATCAAAACTTTTTACTGGCTTTCCTGCTGCTTCTCGCTTATGTGCATTATAAGCCAAAAACATTAAATCCCACATGCCAAGTTTTTCTTTTGCTTGGCTTATGGTGTTGCCAGTTGTCTTTTCCCACTTAGCCCACTCAGGTGGTTGGGCTACATAAGTGGCTTGCTCACCTGAGTTATATTCAATTGTAATTGGTAACTTCATTTGTTTGCTCCCGTTTGTTTATTGATTAAAAGGTTTCTGCTGGCACGCCAATAACTTGGAATGATAAAGTTACAGTCTGTGCATCTGGTGCAGTTCCACCAGCTGAAGGC